TCTTTATTCTCTTCCGTTTTGGTGGTTGTGGTAGTCTCGATTGGCTTACCGTCTTTAAGGTTATGCCTCTTCTCGTAGTTAGTCACTGCCGTTTTTGAAGCATCCCCGGCACGGAAATCACCATAGGAGTTAAGCACGTCCGAAAAACTGATACCCTCAACAATGGAGTTTACCTTTGTCTCGTCCGTTACACCCTCTGCCTTTTTAGTAGCGATTCGGGTTAAGATAGCAGTGTCCACCCCAGCGAATTTCTGTTGTAGCCCTGCCAAGATTTGTTCTAAGATTGTCATACCGTATGAATTTGATTTATAAATTTCTACGGTAAATTTCGTTATTTATAAAGAAGGTGAAAAATTATCAGATAGGTGATACACGACAATGAAACGATTGTCGTAAAATGATATAAAAAAGGCGTGAAACCGAATGGAATCACGCCTAAATATTCTTCTTATGAACTAATCAGAAACCCAACATTGCAGCAGGAGGAATATTCAAAACTCGACATAGCAACCTCGCAATTTTGAGGGTCGGTTCCGAACGTCCAGAAATATAGTCATTCACACGCGATGGACTTATTCCAATCTCACCAGCAAGTTGCTTTTGACTCATCCCTTTCTCTTCAAGGGATAGCTCTATCAATTCCGCAACAGTCGGTTTTTCTATCGGATAATGTTCTTTTTCGTATGCTATCACAATATCGGACATAACTGTAAGCTCCACCGCATTCTTATCATTTGAAGGCGTATTGTCATCAACCAATGGCAGAAGTTCCTCCACTCTCGCCAAAGCAAATTCATACTGTTCTTTCGTTACTTTATTCATACTTCTATCTCTTAAATGGTTGAACAATCTATCTTATCGTAATCTTTATGAGTACCAACCCAGCGAATGAAGACGTACCCAATTGTAAACTTAACAACGACAACCAACCGATAGTTGTTGCCTCTGATATTGAAAACGTAGTGTTGGTTGCCTACATAGTCAGCAGAAAGAAAATCCACTTTAATGTCTGATAGGTTCTTCCATTCAGCTTTTTCCGCTATATCATACCAACGTTCTAAGGCTATGCGTGAATCTTCATAGCCTTTCGTCTCGTAGAACTCTTTCAATTTCTTATGTGATACAATCCTCATACCTCTTTTGTTTGATGCAAAAATATGAATTAATTTTGAATTATAAAATTTTTCCAAAGATTATATTCTACAATATAGAATTTAGCAATAAAAAAGCGGAACTAAATTAGCTCCGCTCAATAGTACGATAAGAACATGAAGTAATGAATTATCCTTTGGAGTTAGGAGACGCTGCATTGTTATTCTTTGCCGCTTGTTCCTCCTTGATTTCTGCAAGCTCCTCTTCTACCCTATCAGCGTTCCCAGCAAACATAATGCCCTCACGTCTTGACCATACACCACCACTAACAGCGGAGACAGCCGTAGTAACCTTATCGTTCAAATCATCAATCATATATGGAACCAGTTCTGTTTCTATGTCAATGGTCTGCGATGCCTTGCTAAACTCGGTTGGATTGATAGAGCCTAAAGCGGAAACAATGAAATTTACTCTCCGCTGCAAGAACTCGCCGATAACCTCACCGTGATTTTCTACCGCCATGTGTGCACCCATGAACATAAAGCGGAAAGCGGTTCCTGATGCTTTGCCTACCCCCTTCAACGTCTCAAAGGATATTCTTGGAGTGTTTGACATATCATAAGCCATATTGGTGAGTGTTTCTGCTTCAAATTTTACGGTATCTGGCACCTGATTCCATGTTAAATATCGTGCACCAGCCCCCTCTCCTTCCAGTTTTACCATTCTATCCTTTGTCTTACCAGTGAACCCTATCACTTCACCAATTAATTCCAAAATGGGGAAAAAATGATAGTCGATACAATCAGCATAATTGGATAACAGTTTCTCCAACCGGACCCGGAAAGTCTTAATCTTCTTGCAATAAGGTTCAGGACGATAAGCATAGAGAACCGGTAGTTTTGGGAATCCATGAGCAAAAGGAGTTCTTTCTTCATATCCTTTAGACAAATCCCATTGATAAACCATTTTGTCCGTGATAGTCATAAAGCAGATGACCTCCGAATCATCCATGAGCTTCTTTTTATACTCACGTGAGAAAGCAATCATTTTACCTTCGTCGTTAAAGAACGGGTATAGCTTATCACCTCTGAATGGAGACCATAACACGCTTTTCAGTTTCTTGGTGGGCTTGACCTTCCCCCCGAAAGAAGTCTTTATTTTCTTCCAAAACTTTGCCCAAAACGAATCATCATCGGTAACATACCAATATTCTGCCGCTTCCTGTTCGGAGAGCCAGGCACGGACAATCTTCTTGTTTTGATATTTGATTTTATTAGACTTGAATACAGCCTTTACCGCATCCAGCAGTTTTTTTTCATCATCATCGGTTGGAGTGCAATCCATAGACGGTTCTGTGCCGACCGTGAAAGCTGTTTGAATGTTCACTATATCCTGTTCCAATGGAATGGAGATACGGTTCACCGGTTCAGTCTTATACTTTGCTTCGATTTCATAAGTCTTACCAGTTTTTTCATCGAAGTGTTTCTCTGCTTCTTTTTCAAGAACCTTTCTGTCCGGATACTTCTTTTTGTCAACCATAATTTCATGGCGTTCCGGATTCCAATCGTCCCAAAGTTTACAACAGTCGGGAAGTTCAGTCTTCCTACCTTTCTTCAGGTAGTTTATCTTCTGCCCGATGTCAGACAATGCTAATATTTCTTCTAAATTCAATGGCATAGTTTATATTTTTAATGTGTGAATATTCCTGTTAAATCTTTCGGCTTCTGAATTTTACCAAGAAGCTCACCCAATACATAGTAACGTACAGCATCTATTCCGTGATTGTCATGGTCTTCCGGTTCGTTGATATAGTTCCCATCCTTATCCTTTGCCCAGACATAATTTCTGTACTCCCTTTGAAGGTTGTAAGAACGCTTGGTTATGTAAATATCCATTCCCTGCATCTTGTCAATACCGGCATTGATAGAGCCTTGCCCTTTCTCTACCGGGTAAATCTTGATACCTCCGTTATGGATTTCCTGAATAAGTCGTGGGTCTGCACTGTCAGCTATCACCTTTAGATTCCACGGACGGAGAGTCTTAATTATATCCCCAGATAGTAAACCTGTACGGTAATCCACTTCGTCCAAATATAGCGCATTGTCTATGATTCCACATCGGATAGCTGCTGTAGGGTCGTTAGTATAACCAAAATCCAGCCCAATTCCGACCCTCTTACACCACATCGGGAACTCATCCACAATACCCCATTTCTTGAACACAGCACCCTCAGCCACATCAGCCCAACGACCGATAACCACATGAGCATATTTCTCCGGGGTCTTCTCCTTCATCTCCTCGACTTCTCTCAGAAACTCAGGAGAAAGGTTCTCGATATTGTCGAAATATGTCGTATGGATATGAAGGACATTCGGATGAGTGGAAATCTGAACCTGCACACCATCAATCTCTACCAGTTTATGAGTGTTTTCGATGTATTTCTTGTAGATGAAGTGATTGGAATCGCAAGGATTCATAATGATGATAATCCGGTTCTGAATCCCTTTCTTACGGATGGAGAGCATTATCTTGTCGAACTCATCTTCGCTTGTCCACTCTTCCGCTTCATCGCAGACGAAAGTCGTAATGCCTTGAATGGATTTCAGTTTTGCTGTCTGGTTCCCGGAAGAAGTCTTGATACCCCGAAACATGATACGGCTCTTAGTCATCTTATTGACTATGTCCGTCTTTGTGGTCTTGAAATATTTCGTGGTACCGTCCAAATCTATCTTCTCCATCATTTCGGGGATGATAGACATACCGGCAGAAACCATCGTGTAACGGGTGTAAAGAATCTGATGAACTATTTTCTCTACGGGAGTCATTTCAAAAGTCAACCGCTCAATAAAGGTAGAAGCATTGAAAGACTTTCCCGAACCACGCCCACCGGTGATAAGAATTATAAATTTTTCCTTATCCTCGTATAATGGATGGTAAATTTCTTGAGGTACTATCATTTCAGCTTGTCTTTAATCCAAGAATCAATGTTGATGCCGTGCTCTATGTCTGTTGGAATATCAGCATCTTCATCTTGTTTGCGTTCAATCTTTCTCCAATCCTCATCATGGTGATACAGCCAAACGGACATTGCTTGCAAATTTGGTGCTAACTCACTTTCGCTAACTTGTAATTCGTCCTCACCTGTCAAATTTCCCTCTGAATCACGGAGCTTTCTTACCACGGTGCTTTTGGTTTTTATGCCACCAAGCGCCATTGCAAGGAATTTAGCCCTTACAGTGGCATTGATTGTCGCACGCCCACGCGCTAAGACTTCGGATATTTCGGTGTACTCACTTTTCTTTTCGCAGAATGTTTGAGGCAAAATCCCTATGGCATAAGCAATTTCCTTGTCAGTGAATCCCTTTTTGGCATACGATTCCACGAGAGAAAGAAATTCCTCGCTTGTATAATCAAACTTAGGCTTTCTTCCTCCTTTACCTTTTCTGTTTTGAGATTCACTATTATTCATAAACTTATCCGTTACTTAAAGCAAATTTCCCCGTTCCAACCCTTTTATTTCGATTAGAGAAAAACCACATACCTCTTTGCTTCATAGATGATTCAAACGCATTTATAACACGTGCAGCCCTTGGATTATTTCCATAACCCTTTTGAATTGTACGAGCCTGCGCCTCTAATCTCCGAAATTGTGCACTTAATTCATTCAAACTTTTCCTTCTGACTCAATCTTCTTCTAAATTTAATTAATCAATCCTTTCTATTTGTTCATCAAATACTTCTCCCTTTATGAACTTCATATCAGGGTCATACCCGAACCTTTCGCAGAATGCGGCTTTAGCTTCATAGGTATCAAAGGACAATATCACATAGGCATCCATGTTCTCGGCTTGCTTCTGTGCGTTTTCTTTCACCTGATGCTTGACCTCTTTCATGTGGGCAACCTTTTCGGCACGTTCCAACTGCTTGGCGGCTTTATCGGCTTCTTTCTGTTCGGAAACTGGGACCATCATATCAGACAAAGCATCCGCAATAGAGTTTTCCTCTTCGGTCTGCAAAAGATAGTCGACACCAATCATATTCAAGTCAGCATCGGTCAGACCTGCATCTTTCCAGTCAATATCAGGAACAATACGGGCAAGAGCGTCAAAATCCCATGTACCTTGTGCATTCGGGTTGTTCATTAGAATGTTTAACTCCTTTTCCTGCTGCTCGTCCACGTCTATGACATCGACACGAATACGGTAGTCGTTATCGGGAAACTTTTGCAATTCGTCCATGACAGACAAACGCTGGTGCCCGCTGACTACGGTAAGCCCGGTACGCTTATTCACAACTATTCCACCTACCAATCCGAATTTCTTGATGCCACGTTTCAGTGTCTTACGTGATTCATCAGATAGTTTTCGGGGATTATAATCCGCAAAGTGAATGGCAGAACGATTAAGTTCCACCGATTCACTCTTTATGTATTTTGATAATTCCATATTAGCCGTTGCTTAGACCCATGTATTGCCTATTCGTAAATCGTTTAAAGACCATTCCGGGAACATTTCCAGTTATTTTTTCAATATTTTTAGAATATCTTGTAGCCGCTCCACGCACTCTATATATTCTATTCTGAGCACGTTCATTGGTTGCCATTCTTCCTATAGAATCCAATATTCTATCCCTTTGTGAAAATATTTGTGCAATAGATTTTCTTCTAACTCGGCATTCCTCCTATTAATTTTGTTGATTATGATACTCCCAAAGCACTCTTTCAGCCATTGGGAAAACTTTGTAAATTCTCTGTAAATCCTGCGGGTAATTCTTCTCCATCCAAAGCATACAATCAAGATTGAAACCTACTCCCGAACTGGCTTTCAATGAATATCGAACTGGCTCGGGTAGATTGTGTTGCTTCATGTAAGCAAGTATATCCTTTTGTGTCCAATCAGCCAAAGGATAAACCATACCGTTATTCTCGTAACCGTTTACCTCATACCCTTTCAACATAAGCCTACGATTCATACCATCAGCTTTTTTCATGCCTAAGAATGTATAATAAACTCCATGAGTAAGCTGCATAGCCTTTACCACATCTGCCAACTTCAATAGCTTTACTTTCGGATTTGGCACACAATACATACCGCCACGGAGAATATAAGTAAGGTTCCAATGTGGTACTTGAACAAACTCTATCTTCGGATACTTGGCTTTAGTCCAGTTTATCCAACGGTTAATATGCTCCAAATTCTTGACAAAGTACATGAACACGCAAACAATCCGGTCAAACTTTGGATAGATTAAATCAAGCAGAACAAGCGAATCCTTACCAAGTGATAAAAACAGTAAAGCCTCATTCGATTTTACCCGAATGAGGTCTATATACCGGTTCGCTTGTTCTACCTTGCTCATAGCTAACCACCACTTAAACCAAATGAAGTACGAAGGTCACTATAACGCTGTCTGCGTGACCCCAACTGTGATGTACCAGCTTCACCGCCACGTCTGGCAACCAATCTACCACCAGCCCCTGCACCGTTCATATTTCTGCGAGGCCCGGCTACTCTGTTAATTCTTCTTGCGACTCTGCTTTCTAATTTTAAAAGTTAAACAAATCAATCTATATGTCTCTCTAATATCTTGCCCAAAGTATAATCCATTTGTGCAGCAAGATACTCTTCGCCTTGATGTTCGTAAACAATATCATTACCGTTTTCATCTGTGAGAATAACAGCTTCTGCTGCTTTCACTTCAACGATAATATAAGGACGTTTACCTGTATATGCACCTGTCAGAAGCTTGATTGCATCGTACTTGATAGGCTTTAATTCTATTTCACCCTCTTCAGGCAGTTCTGCATCAGCCGGATATTCTTTACCGCCACATAGGTAAGTGATATACTTCTTAGCGTTGGTTGGTCTGATTTCACGGTATTCGTGGGTTTTCTTGCCTGCCAAGATTTCATCGAAATACTTCTGTTTGATGCTTAATGTAAGAATGTTCATAATCGTGTCAAATTTAAATTAATACTCAATAGTTGCGGGGGGCTGAATCGAACAACCGACCTTCACCAAGTCAAAGTGAAAAGCTACCACTGCTACACCCCGCGATAGTACCCCAAAGGTACTACCACAACCAAAGATAACGAAATATCTTCAATCGTTATACACGACAATCGGCTTATTGTCGTGAACTAAGCCATTTGTCCCGTCTTTCTCTACACGCCTCTAAGGTAGGCGCACAACAAGCAAAGAATTCACCACTTTCAGTACGGTAGTCGTACTGGTACATTCTCACTCTTTTACCTCTCAATTTGGTAGTGTAGGTGGTGTAATTTTCTTTACCGGGTTGACATACGCTGCAACCGTTTACATTTATTGAGTTCATAATTCAAGTAATTGTTTCGTTTTATCCACGTCTACAAAACTCGTCCACCCTGCTTTATGCAGTTTTATAGCTGCCTCTCTGATTGTGATTTTACCACTCTTGACACTTTCTTTCAAAGATTCTAATACATTCTTCATTCTTAATTCATTTTCACATTCAATCTTTCTTCACTCGTATAAGCCACTACAAGCCCAGTTTCATCATGCTGTATGGTGATGTACTTTTCACCCCTCTCTATAGTAGAGAAGTCATAAGGGGTTACCATCTTACCCAATACTTTGCCCAATTGCTTCATCAGTGGGGCTTCAGGGCTGATAACTAAAACTAAATCCGCTTCCATAATCGTGTGTATTGTGGTAGCCCAAAGGCTACCGGATTAGAACTCAACCAATATCAATCTTTCCAAAGAACCTGATTCTTTCACCCACATGTGATTATGTCCGAAACCATAATCGAAAAACAGTTTAAAATAAGGGTATCTTACTATTAAAGAGTTCATACAGCCTCTTAACTCGTTTTCTGACATACAAGAAGTTATTTCATTGATAATTTGAACGAAAAGGTGTAAAACTTCTGGTTCATTATTCAATAACGGTTTTTCTATAACTGCTTTTAAAAATATATTTTCTTTCATATCCTTCTATATTGCGCAGGGCTTTCGCCATGCCGATTTATGTTAATGCGTTTTATCCTCATGTAATAACTCGCAGTAAACTGGTGTTGTGGCATCTGTGTGCTTATTGGCTATAAGAACCTCATTACTATCCCAGTTAATATATACCTGTGTAGCAAATGCACCGAAAAACTGAATTTCTTTCGTGCCAAACAATACCACCGCGTCATCATTTACATTTGCAAGTGCTGCAATTAATTCTTTCTTAGTCATATCCTTCTATATTGCGCAGGGCTTTCGCCCTGCTGGTTAAACTTATAATATTGTAATCTCTTTATTGCCTATCTCTGTATCTACATTCAGA